AACCGGGATGAACGCCGGGCGTGAGGACGGCGGCAGCGACCTGGTCGCGGTGTGCCTCTTGATCCACTTCCGAAGGAGGTTCGCGTTGACCCCATGTTCGAGTGCAAGCCTCGATACCGAAACCCCAGGCTCAAGGCAGGCCGTGACAAGACGCTCTTTCGATGCCGCCTCGTAGCGCCGGCGACCGTTCCGGCCAATAAGCCTGACCCGCAGTTTCTGATCATCGTCGCTCATCACAAGGTGTCCACCTATTTTGGTGGACACCTCATGCATCAGAGCACTCAAAAGCAAAAGGTGCGGAGAAATTCGCGCTTACTGCTGGTCGACCGGAGCCTTGGCTGCGCGGAGCTTACGTCAGGACCGCACCGAGCGTCGCAACCTATGTTTAGGCGGCCTTATCGACGCCTCGTGAGATGGGTATTTACATAGTTTAATGAACCCCGGCAGCCCGGCGCTAATTTCCCGGCATGGGAAGCAAACGAAAGCGCAATCGATCGAAACCTATCGGCTCACTTCAGGAGCGGTTGATCAGCACAGCCCAACAGGCCCGGACCCGGGCCAGAAGTCTGGCACCAGGCGTCGAGCGCGAGAGGCTGCTCCGACAAGCGCGGCAAGTCGAACAGGCCGCCGAGTTGAACGAAGCTCTCAGTTTGGGCACGCCAAAATGAAAGACATGCAAGCGCACTTGCAGAGGCTTCGGAATGAAGCCGAAGAGTGCGAGTTAATCAGCAAGCTCGCGACCAATGGGACGAAGAAAGCATTGTTTGCCAAGCTTGCGGAACATCATCGATCGCTGGTTAAGGAAGTGGAAGAAGCCATCACAGCCTCTCCACTAATTCCAAGCGATTGAACTGCCTCACGCTGCTTGCTTAGCGACGCTTGCCCGGCTTTTGCTTCGGTTTCAGCTTTTCCTTGGCCTTTAGGACGTCGGCTTGACTGCGGTACGCCTTGGCAAGATTGAGGAAGGTTTCGGAAATTTCAGCATCCGAGACCGCCAGCGCGATGCGCTTAGCCCTTTTTGCCTGTTTCCGAAACTGCTTGGCTTCCTTCACTAGAAGGGACCTCTGTGGGGACGTAGGAACAAACCTTTTCTGTCCAAATTGTATGGCTGCACGCACGATTCACCAACCGTGTTGTGCAATGCCCCCCAGCAGCCCGGTTGTCACCATCGGGCTGCCCCGGCGCTTTTGGTGCGAGGCTGAGGCTGCCTTATATTCCCAACTCTTTCAGGATGCGATCGCGGTGCGCGACGTGTTGGACTTGTATGAGGCGAAATGTTTCCAACAGAGAGTAGGCCAATCTCGTATCAAGCCCGAGAAGTTCAAGGTCTGCGACACGGATTTCTTGGTTAGAGATATGCCTCGCGCCACGCGCTACGTGCTGTTCGGCTTCCGCCAAATGTTGAAGCTGCATACTCCGATCCATGCTCCCCTCCGTTGCACATGCAGGCGGGAGCGCGATCGGTCTCTCAGCCACCGACGCCCGGGCTAGTAGCTGCCGGTGATGCGATTAGTCTACCACATCTTGATCCGGCGATGGAATATGGGCGTGCTGTCGACGTCCGAGGAACGTGTTCGGGGACTCATTCGTCGTCAGCACTTTGATTGCCTCCGCGATGCTCTCACGAGCCGATCGGAGGGTTTCCTCAAGTTCAGGATCATTCCCGCGAAAGATAACGTTCTGCCGAGGAATCACGGCCTCCTCCATTGACCAAGTTGTTGCCGATAGGCAGTCACAATGCGTCAATTTCGCCCTTAAACGCACAAAGTCTAAAACTGTGCCCGCCTACTGGCCAACTAATGTGAGCCGGCTAGGCATCGTACAGGGCCTTTTCCTTCGACCGATGCATCATCTGTTCGCGCAGTTCCACAGCCACTTCGTGGTCATGGGCAATTAAGCCCTTCTTGCGCGCCCACGTCACCGCTTGAGTTGCGCTGTCCACCAAATCCTTGTACTTGGATTTCGGGAACGACTCCGCTTGATCGATGACCTTCTCTGCCCACTCAGGCCCAAAGCCGTCGTCGTCGCATGGTGCATAGATCAGCCCGGCAGCAAACGACGGTTCGGCCGTGTGCGCGCGTGCGACCTTGTCGATAGTCGGCGACGGCAGTTCAATCGACCAGTTTTCCTCACGGTACAGCCGCTTGATTTCCTGCGCCGCCGTGATGCCGGTTGCCTTCGCTTCGATCAGGAGCTTATCGACGCGGAACCGCCGACAGGTATAGGCGAGCCATTGCACCAATCCCCAATTGGGCATTGACCGCTTATCGTATTGCGCCTTTGTCTCGCTGACCAGCTTTTCGGGCAATTGCCCGTGCATCTCAAGATGCCGCATCCATGCCCAAATGAGCATCATGCGAGCGCGATCCTGCTTATCGCGGAAGATGCCCCAGACCGTGCAGGCCGAAGGGTCATTCTCCTCTTTCTCAGTGTAAGCCGTGTCCGCGCTGGCGATGATAAACTCGAAAGCCGGATATTTCTTCGCCGTCCACGGTTGCCAGTAATCCCGCTTGAGGATTTGACCGCCCCGAGGTTTGGGCGATTGCTGCATCTGTCCTGCCGTCGCTATCGGCCCCAGAGCGATTTCGTCACGGTTGACGACATGCATAGGGAAGCGAGCCTTGAACAGCAGTTCGCCCTCTTCCGTCCGCGGATCACGAAACCCGATGGATGTTTCGCAACGCCGCTCCGGATCAAACCGCATGGGAAGCATGATATGCTCGTAACCCATCCGATCCGGAGCCGACAGGATCACGCCCGCGGTGTCGTCTTCATGCAAGCGCTGCATAATGACGATGATAACCGATCGATCCGGATTGTTCAGACGCGTGGTCAACGACTCCCGAAACGTGACGTTCGCCGCCTCACGATCCGCATCCGACAGCGCATCAGCCACCGACATGGGGTCATCAAGGATGACGAAGTCCGCGCGCTCACCGGTCAGAGACTTGAACGGCACACCTTGCCGAAACCCGGTTGCGGTGTTCTCGAATTTGGTTTTCGAGTTTTGGTCTCCGGTCATTGTGACCAGATCGCCCCACCGCCTTTGATACCATCTCGACTGCACAAGGCGCCGACACTTCATCGTGTCGCGAACGGCGTTGCGCTCATTGTGCGAGGTTGCGAGGAAACGCTTGTTCGGCCTCCGCATAGGCCCCCAGACCCACGCGGGAAAGAACACGCACACGAGCAGGGATTTCATGGTGCCGGGAGGCACGTTGCCCAAGAGTCGGAATAGTTCTGCCGACCCCCACTTTTCAACAATCCAAGACTCTAATTCGTCACCCGCAGCCATGCCCTCAGACACGAAAGCCGCTTCCAGATGATCGCAGAGCGCGTCAATGTGCCAATTATGGACATAAGGCTGGCCCGGCTCGACCACATGCCAAGCCTGCCGAACAAACTCAGTTAAGCTTTCGCACTCCCGACGACTTGCCCTTATGGCTTGCTCGTCCAGAAGCCGCCGCAACCGGAGTAATTCCGCCCGAGGTAAGCGCCCGGATTTCGTTTTCGAGTTCATCATCCGTCAGAGCCGCAAAATCCCCGGCATTCCCATTCTCGCGGCGTTCGATCCGCTTGCCCGAGAGGATCGCCTTTTCCTTCAGCGCTGAGACAGCCGCCGCCGTTTGGCCCTTCGCCTTCGCCAGTTCGAGAACTTCATCCAGTTCCGCGATTAGGCTTTCGGTAGTGATTTCCGATCGCGCCGCCGCCCGTTCTTTGAGTTCCGCCACACGAGCGCGAACGCTCTCATATCCACTCAGGCGATTTGCATTGGCCGAATGCGGCTTGAACCCTGCCAGCGCGTAAGCATCCATCTGGCTTTTGCCCTTGGCGAGCCATTGGGCGAACAGTTCATGCTTTCCGTTCTTGAGTATCGGCATAGCTTGCTCACTGTTTTTCGTGAGGGGTTGAGATCAGGAGTATGGAAGCGTGATGCCGAGCTTATAGAGCTTTGAGAGGTTTACCGCCCTACGGGCTTGGGAGACGTTTAGAAGCCCCTGCGCTTCGAGAGGCACGAACGACTGCACAGGAAGGTCTACCCAAACCCAGACGTTCCCTAAGCCGTCTATCCGAAGCTTTGCCGGCCGGTGCGCCTCATCAAGTTCACTGAGAGGCGAGAGCGCGCTTTCGTTGTCCTCTATCGAGGGAGCCGCGCTCTCTGTGCGCTCACGGTGTATCGGTGCGGGTGCTGCCGGGTTCAAGAACTTTGGGTTTCTGCCCCCGGACGCGATGATGCCGAGCCATTCGAGACGCGCCCGGTAGATCAGCTCTGAGACGACGCGACCATAGCGCCAGCGGTACAACAGCCTGGACATCAGAGCCGCCGCCTGTACCAATCGATTGCGTTCCAGTGAAACAGCGAGCCGACAGCGACTCCGTGTTTCCAGCGATACCACAAACGCATCATGGCAGATCAGGCCCCCAACTCAGCTTCTGGAACACGAAATCGAAGTTCCGCCGCTTCAAGTTCGTTTCCTCACACTTGAAACAGTGCCCGTACTCAGTGAGCGCGACGACATCGCGGAAACAGATCGGGCAGCGAACGCTAGTCGCGATCGTCGGCGCTTGGCTTGTCGGGATGCATGGCATGGTTCACCCAATTGCGGTGACGGGCCGAGCGCATGTAGGCCGTCAGGTTCAGTTCAGCGTTGCCCGGCTCACCGTGTTGAATGGCAACCATCGGCCACACCCACGACAGCGCTTTGCCCAGATTGGCGTTGACGGGAATCCAGAGATCGCCGTTTTGATCGAAACGCGCCATCATGCCCCGCCCCCATTGTGCCCGGCGTCCGGACTAAGCGACGCTTCGAGCGCCGCGATATCGTGTTCCTGCGCTTCGAGCAGCGACTCGCTCTGATCCATCGCCGCGGTCGCCCGCTTTTTCAGATCACCCGCTTTTTGCGCTAACTCAGCGGTGCGCGCCGTCTGCTCTGATTTGTTTGCCGTAATCATCGCGGCCAAATCTGCAAGGCTCGACATCTTGCCTCCGGTTGGATTGACGTTTGCCGGGCTTATGGAAGCCATCGGCGGGACTGGCGTGACATGAGCGGCCACTGGCGCGGGCGACACAGGAGCCGCATGGATAGGCGCGGCAACGTCGGCGGGGACAACGCTCCCAGCGCGCTTCCCCTCAATCGAGGCAGCAAGTTCCTTAAGCCGCATATTCATTTGCTGCGCCCAAAACTCGATATTTGTTTCCAGTGTGGCGACTATCAGCGCGCTCTCAAAGTTTGAGAGCTCGATCACTCCAATCGCCACAGTGGATTGCTCCTCTTTTCGATACTCGAAAGAGGTATGGATTTGGTTAGAAGCGCGGCAGGAAAGATGCCTGCCGATCGTGAATCGCCGATTGAACTTCGAGCGCGAGTTGCTTGGGCTGCATGTTGATATCGAACAGCGTCGGCCGCTGTTGATCCTGCAGAAGGTCCGAATACTTGTCGGACAACTCCCAGCAAATGAACGCCTTGACGTTCGAGAACGACAGCACGTCGCGAATGTATGGGCGCGCGAATGCCGCCGCGAACGGATCAATCGCCGTCGGGTCGGTTATGCTGTGATCCAACGCCCCATTGCTTCCGCCGAACACGCTTACATCGAACTCCGAAATGTGGACTTCGAGCCCACGTTTCTGAATCTCACCAAGCAGCCACATCACGCCTTCATGCGAGACGCCGCCGGTCCACTTGATGATATGGCTTTCAAAGCCGATGCCGTGGATTGGCACGCCCTTTCCGAGCAGGCTATCGACAAGATTAAGGAACGCTACCCGATTCTTTTCCATGCCCCAGCGCTCGATCGCCTGCTCATTCATGAACAGCTTTGCGTTGGGATCAGCCGCATGGGCGAGATTGAACGCACGCTCAATGTAGGACGGACCGAAAACCTTCATCCATGTTTTCGAGCGCAGACAATCCGCGCGACCGTGCGCTGGCTCGATCGGCTCATTGACCACATCCCAATGCGTGATCTTGCCGGCATAGCGCGAGACCGTTTCGGTAATGTGTTTGTCGAAATCCGCGGCAGCCTCATCCACCGGGACATTGAGCACGCCGAAGTCTGGCGCTGTGCTGTTGGACGTCCAAAGCCATGATGGATTGTTTTCATTCCACGCAAGGTTATGGCCCTTTACCTTGATGCCGTTCGCCAATGCGAAATTGATCAGATTATCAGCGTTCGTCCAAACCGGAACCATGTCCCGCGTCGGGCGAACACGCGACCACTTCAGCGCCGTGTCAGTTGTGATGATGCCGCAGTGCTGCAAATAGAGCGCCTGATAGCTCGCGTCCGAAAGTGTCGGAGTGTCGGCAGCGGCACCGAACATCAAGCCTTTCGGCAGCGCCGCTTGATTCAAACTGTCCATTTCACTTTTCCTCTTTTGGGCGGCTCGACCAATCACATAGCCGCCCCACCGTGTAATTCTTGACCGCCCGGATATCGCGATTGTTGAACGACCAGATTTCGCCCGTGTCATTCACGACGCAAATCCATTCGTTGTCGGAGTCAATTCCGCGATCAACCAAAAATTTAACCAACGCTTCGCCCTTCGGCGTATCGACCCATAACGCTTCACGCAATTCGTGAACTGCAACCACGCGGCAGTCTCCATCTTGTGACTATAGGGCCATTGACCCTATGGGGCTTTAAGCCCTATCTCTATGTGCATGAACAACGCGGCGACGCCGCACACAGAAGGAAGACGCAAATGTTCAACGCAGCCCATTCCGCCCGCACCACCACTTTCGGCCGTGGTGCCAAGATCATCCGCGCTCGCGGCAACGAGCCGCTGACGCTGGACGAGATCGCGGTAGCAACGCCATCGGTTTTCGCGATCGAGAAGCACAGCAGCCGCAGCGAGCGCTACACCTACATCCCGACCAGCGACGTTGTTCGCGGCTTGCAGAAGGAAGGCTTTCAGCCCTTCGAGGTTCGGCAAGGAGGCAGCAAGATTGCCGACAAGAAGGACTTCACCAAGCACATGATCCGCTTCCGTCACGCTGGCGTGCGGGCCCTTCCGGACAGCCATCGCGAAGTGATCCTTGTCAACTCTCACGACGGCACCAGCAGCTACCAGATGTTTGACGGCGTGTTCCGCATTGTGTGCTGCAATGGCCTGATCATGGCGGACGACAACGGAATGGACGCGATCAAAATCCCCCACAAGGGCGATATCGTCGGCAAGGTTATCGATGCCGCCTATACCGTGATCGAGAAGGGACAGCATGTCGGCGGCTTGATCGAGCACATTCGCTCAATCGACCTTCGCCCGGCAGAGCAGGAAGCTTTCGCCGAGGCAGCCCGCGAACTCCGGTTCGAGGAAGGCGCAGCCGATCAGCTCGCCCCTGCCCTCATCAATCAGGCCCGCCGCCGCGACGACGTTGGCAACGACCTTTGGAAGACGTTCAACCGGGTACAGGAGAACCTTGTTAAGGGAGGCGTCACCTACAACCACACCAACGCGAACAACATGGTTTCGCGTCGGAGCATCCGTCCCGTCAACAGCATCGACGGGAACGTATCCCTCAACCGCGCCCTCTGGACGCTCACAGCCCGGATGGCAGAGATCAAGGCGGCTGCCTAAGCCAGCCATGCCGAACGACAGCCCAAACCCCGCCACTCAAAGGCGGGGTTTCTTGTCATAGGACAGGAGACCCTATAGGCTCCCCTTGAGGAGAATCGACAATGAGCCGCCGAACCGCACCACTGACGGATAACCGGCTTGCCGCGAGGCGGAGCGTAAACGCGCCTCGCGCCGCTCCGATTGGAGAACGTTAACCAATGACAGGCGAAGAATTTGACAACGGCCTGACAAAGATAGGGCTTTCGCAGCGTCACGCCGGCAAAATCCGATTCTTCGGCGTTGGCGAGCGCCAAATCCGGAAATGGATTGCCGACGAGGCACCCATTCCCGAGAGCGCGACGCACCTCTTGCGCGTCATGATCAAATACAAGATCAGCGTCGAAGACGTGGAAAAGCTGGCGAAGCGTTAGAGCAGCCCAACAGCAAGCGCGGTGCAGAGCACCAGCACCGCGCCAACCGTCACCGTGACCACAAGCCCCGCCAAAATCGTACAGCCCCACCCGTTCATGACGCGCTCAGTTCGGTGAAATATGCGTGATGCGTGCCGCCCTTGGCATCGACCACCACCGCGAAATCTTGCGCGCCGTAGCGGCGGACCACGCTGAAAACCTTCCCCTCGAAAGGCTCAACCCAACGAGTCTTCACCCTCACGGCATCGCCGGGAGTGAACGGAAACTCGACCTCAACAGCAGGCATCAGGCCCTCCCCTTCGCGAGCAAGGCCCGCCGCCGCCGCTCTCGCATCTTCCGCCGCCGTCGGTTGACGGCTTTGAGATGCTTCGCAAAGCGTGTCAGATCATCTTTGCTTTTGAGCAGATCGGCAGCGGCCCCGTTGGGAAATATGATGGCACTTGGCGATTTAGCGGGCTCCCCATCGTCCTCGCTACCTACGGCCAGCATGCAGGAATTACTACCCGAAACCGCCCCCTCCTGTAAGGGCCAATTGTCTTCTGGCAATTGCAACGGCGCATTGTCGTTATTGAGATCAATTGCAATTGCGTCCAGCAGCCTATTGATCCGCTCATAAGCAGTGACGCGATTCCATCCCTCTTTCCGGCATTTCTCCGAGAACGATCGACCGCTCACCCGGCAGCGCACGAACGCCCAGAGCAATTGTCTGAATTGATCACTCTCAATTCGCGTCGCCGACCATTCCAAGACCTGTTCAAATCGCGAGATCGCCGCCGAGGATGGAGGAATGCGGCTCAATCGCAATTCGCGCTCCTCCGCCAGCCGCTTTGTCCCCCACCCGCTCATTTCCTCGAATGTGTGGAGATAGCCAGGCCAAAAGCCGCTTTTCCCGCCGAGGCGCATTCCCCCCGGCATTCGCCACTCAGTATCCGCCGCCTCGACAAATCGAGCGCGGACCAATTCCCGAGTCCAATTGCTCATTGCAGCGTTCCGATACGCTCAATCTTGACTTCGCCCGATCGAAGCCCATCAACCGCCGCTTCGATATCGCCCTCATACGCATTCAGAATTGAGAACGTCATTTCGATTGCGTTCGAGAACACCACCCGCGGCGCGGCCGAGAACACTTCCAAGAACAATTCTTCGAGCGGATGATCCAGCGGCGCACCGCCGCGAATTTCTTTCAGCCGATCGCGGCCAGCGTCGTTGATCGTGTAAGCCTTACTCATATCAGCCTGCCTTGCTCATCTGGAGCGAACTGACCGCGCAGCCGCTCAAACAAGATCGTGGATACCCCTGCGCGTGGTTGCGCGGCCCGCCTGTTGGCCTTCGCCGACTCGTGGACCTCAGCAAGGTCTATGCCGTCCATCGCATCCAGCAGCGCGCTACCGAACCATGAGGGATGTGCGAGGAGGAGATCGGAAACCGCCCAAATCACGGGCGCGACCAACTGCCTTTTGTTGTTCCCGGTCTCAACAATCACGATCAGAACCGAGCGCAAATGTTCAGGCCCGTGCTCGCGCAGGATTCTTTCCAGCGTGTTGACCGCGCATGTCTCCATCGGCTCGCGTTGCTTCGTGACCGGGACGAGCCGCACGCCCATTTCGTCGCAGATGTTGGCCAACTCGGGATAGGGAGTCATTGCGTCACCAGCCTGCCGGCGTCTTCCGCGTCGAGAAGCACATACCGGGAATTGCTTTCGATATATTTCATATCGACGCGACCCTTGACGCCCGTTCCCTCGAAACGAACTTTGCGAACATAGATATTCGTGACGTTGTGCCGCGTCGGATCAGTGTCCACCACAATCAAATGATCCGGCTTGTTGATCCAACCCGCAGAGCCGTCGATATCGTACCCGTTCGGCGTTCTTACCTTGCCCCTGTCCGCAACGTCCTTTGTCGGATGTGCGATGATGTAGATCGCCAGACCGTAGCGGATTGCCAGCTTGCGAAGCATCCGCAGCGCGCGGTTGATATACTCCGTCGTCGACTCGCCGCGATGCTTCGCATGTTCGACTTCGTTCCATGGATCAAGCGCAAAAACCCGAATGCCGTATCTCATCACGGCATCAATCACTCGCTCTCGAATCCATTCGAGTGTTAGATCGTCGTCGTTATCGTCCACCACGTCGTGGTCAATGAAATAGAAGTGATCATTGATCCAGGCATCCGCGCGCCGCAGATATTCCGGATCAAGGCGCTCGACCTCCGCACCTGTGATGATGCGGCGAAATTTGTCCCGCAGTTGCGGCACCACAGGCATTTCGGGCGAGAAGATCGCAGCCCGCCAGCCATACATGCGGGCGAAGTTCGCAAACAGGTTTGAAACCCATGTGGATTTGCCCGAACCCGGCAAGCCAGTAACGACCGTAAACGACGGAAAGAATGGCTTATAAAGCTCATCCAGCGTTTGCCAGCCCGTCAGGTAGGTTTGTATAGGAGGCCGGTCCGGATAGTCCGCGAGGCTGTAAAGCCCCTTGAGAGGGTACGGCTTAGCATTCTCCAAAACGGCACGAGCCGCATCCGGCCCGTGATTCATCAGGACTTCGTTAAGGTCCTTGCAGCCATCCGGATAAATAACGAACAGGCAGCGCGACGCACCGAGCCTGCGCACAAGCTCCTCTGCCAGATATTTCCCGTTCGTGTCGTTGTCCACCGCAATGATGAATTTGCGGATTTTCTTCAACCGCTCTCGGTTGACCCACATGAACTCGAATTTGCCTTTCGAGTCGTCTATCGGTTCGGTCGCCTTCGCCTCGCGATCCGTTGGCGGATTCGGCGCACCATCGGGCACTGACACCGAGAGCGGGAAACCCACATCGATAGCCGTCAGCAGATCCGGCTCCCCCTCAACAATCGTCAAGGCGTTCGTGCCGTCCCAGAGCGAGGGATCATCCAGCACGTCACCGTTGATGAATGTCCGCTTGCCGCCCGGCTTCTGGAAAAAGAACTTTTTCGGTCCGCGGTACTTCTCGCCCACGACCTCATCATTCTCAATGATCGGGAACACGAGAATGTTGCCCGCACCATCGGGCTCGACGTGATCGATAATCCGTTGCCCGCGCTCATCCTGCCCGTAGACGCAGCGGCCGGAATAGAAGCCGAGCCGCATCGCCGTCTCCGGATTCAGCCCGCGCTTTTCGAGCGCAGCAACCGCGGCAGGCCCCAACTCATGGGAGATCATCGATAGTAGTCCTGAATTGAACGCTTCGGCGCGGCCGGGACTTCTTTCTTCCATGTCCCCTTACCAGACGGACGCGCGCCCCTTGACTCCTCGAAGAATGCGCCGCCCTGGTTCGGACAATGGTTGCAGAAGAACTGCACGCCTTCATCGTCAACCTTGACGCTCAAGCAACGAGCGTTCTTTTTCTTCCGCTTGGGCGAGCATTCCGGGCATGTCGTATAGAACTGCCCGAAACGCTTCGCACCGCCGCGAGGCTCAGTAATCCGGAACTCCCGCAGGATATCGGAAACCGTCCGCACGGCTGACCCGTCAGAAATTGCCCTCGATTGTGTTTTCGGCCATCAGAGCCTCCGGTCGAACTCAGTCGGCGTAGAAGGCCGCGCGTCGCGGCTACGAAACTCGACTTGATTGTTTACCCACGTTCGCCACGCGGCTTTCCAATCGGCGTATTGCTCACCGCGCGAGATGTTTCGATCGCGGAACCGTTCCCACATGCGGGAGATATCGGCGTGAGTGAAATTGCGAACCATCGCGAATTCGATCATCTCGCTTTCGAGCGAGAACCGCTCGGGCCAAGTCGTCTTCACCTTCTTCGGCCGCCCGGTTGGCGTCGTCGTTTGTGCCTTCGCCGCCTTCAACGCCTTGCCTTGCACGCCGAACTTCATCGCGAGCGTGACAGCCTCGTAAGCCTCATCCGCGCGTAGGCCGCGCTCGACCAGAAGCCCAATCAACTCGCCAACCGTCTTGACTTCATCGACCTTCATGCTTCACCTATCACCCGCACGGTCACAGCCACCAACGGCGCTTCGCCGTACACCTTCTCGAATGAGCCGCGCACGATTTGCGCGTCATCCAGAAACACCACTTCGTTGCAAGCATCCGTCCACGCCTTCACCACGTTATCGGCGTCAGGCTTCTTCGCCGGCATCAGTTGCCCGGCGAGCGCGAGAGCGCGCTTTTTCTTCGACCAGCTCGCAGGCACCGGAAACACCGCGCGCAGATGAAACTCGACAGGGGCCGCGAGCGGAGCCTGCCCGGCCATGACTTCCATCGCCGCCGTGCGGATCATGCCCTCATAGGTGCGCGTCCTTTCCGGCGTGTAGTGACCGACACCCATCTTGCCCGTCTTCTTGCTCTTGTATCCGAACGCACGCGCCCGGCCCTTCGCCTGCGGTGTCCCCGCAAGCTGGATCATGATTTCAGGCGGCATGTGGGACCGCCTTCGTTTTCAGGAAGTAGCCCCGGCCCCACACCGTTCCGATTTCAAGATCATCGACTCCGCTATCGCGAAGCTTCTTTCGAATCTTCGAGATCATCACATCGATAATCTTCGGATCAGGCCCGCCGTTTGGATCATTCCAATAAAGAGCATCCATCAGACGATCTTTCGTCGCGACGCGGCCAATAGAGCGACCCGACCACAGCGCTTCAAACAAGGTTGCCTCGCTTGCCGTGAATGTCACTCTGTAGCGCGGCCCGATCAGCGTATTGCTCTGCACGTTGAACACAACACCATCAATGTGCAGCTTGCCCCCGCAACAGGGACACACACCCTGTTGCACCTCAACATCTTGCATCGACCATTCTCCGGACTCGCGGGAGCCAGTTCGACACCTGAAATTCGCGAAGCCTCATCAGCCCCGCGATTTCATTCGTGCTCAAACCCCGCTTCCACAGCGCGAGCATCACACCTTCATCGGCGATCGTGATTTCGCGGACGAAAACGATAGGCTCTTTCCGAGCCGCTTTCTTAGTCCTTCCCCAGATCATCGTCGGACATCGGCAAATCGGGTTGATCCTTATCGGCCTTCGCTGGCGCGCGTTCGCCGATATAGATTTCGGGATTAGCCAACACGAGAATCGCGGCGGAAGGACCGTGCTCCGCAAGCTTCTGGATGTTCTCGACCAGCGCCGAGGTTTGCAGTTCGAGCTTGATGCCGTCCTTCACCGTCCACTTGTGGACGCCCACGACGATAAAGGGAAAGCCCTGACGCGCCATGATGCCCGCCGTCTTGCGGACAGCCATCGTTGCCGTTTTCGCAATCGCGTCGATGTGTTCTTGTTGCTCATCTTCGGCGAGCATCGCCCACGGCACTTGAATTGATCTAACGTGCGTCAACAGCGCATCGCGGATATCGCCCGAGAGCGTCTCCGCTTCCGCCATGTCGATCAAGGTTTCGGTCGGAATCGTCGCCTCGACCACGGGCGTTTGTTCAGCGTCCTTTTTCTTTGCCATTTCATTTCCCCTTTTCAGGCTTGCAACGCGGCAGTGTTAATCACTGCTTGCGTGAGCATTGCGCGGAGATCGGCGCGCGACATCTTCGGCATCTTTGGCATTCGCGCCCGGTGGAGGGCGGATGTTTTGCTCACCGCCTTTTTCAGCTTCTCAGCTTTGCGCCGAGCACGCCGCCTCGCCTTCTTCAATCGGTCGCGCTCGCGGCGCGCTTCCAACTGTTCTTCCGTCATGGTCCGTGTCGCTCCTCGATCTTCGCGCGTTCAGCAACCCAACGCGCAATCAACGCATCGACCGAGACTTTTTCGGCCTGCGCGATCCTCCTCACCAGCGCAGCGACATCAGGAGTCATCTTGCGCAGGATTCTCATTTCGTTGTTTTGGCCTAGCTTCCGCATTCGCGTTTGCGGAAGATAGTTGAGCACCGTCGTATGCGTCCGGTGCAGCGCTCGCGCGATTGCCGCGACACTCATCCCTTCGGCCAGCATACGCTCTGCAATCTTGACTCGCGCCTCGACCAAATGCAGTTGGCGAGAACCGCCGAGCACATCATCCCTGTGCAGCCACAACTCTTTGCAGACATCGGCGATTAACTTCCGCGCATAGGCGGGGCTTAGGTGTCGCCGCTCCTCATGAACCGAGGATGGCGACACACCCGGTGCGCGCATGAACGCCCTGCGCTCGACCAGCGTCATGACTGACGCCGCGGCCGATACGCGATGCCAGAATGATAGGCACAGTACGGCTCACCTTCGCCGCGCGCCGGCAGACCACAGAAGCGAAATTCCGACGTCGGAGTGGCATGCGGCTGGCACTCGAATTTGCACATGCCCGGCCGCAGTTCGAGGAAAGGCACATACAGCGGCTCGACCGGCACAACGGACACCGGCTTAACCTCGCCGCGAAACTCGTACCCGTGCGGAATCTCAAAGCCGATGCGGTTCATCTTCGCGAGGAGCGCCGACCGACTTAGGTCGATGCCTTCGAGCTTCAGACGGTTCGAGATTTCCTGCGCGGAGAACTTGTGAAACAGCGCCTTGACGCGCTCGACAAGTTCATCACTCCACACCGGCAACGCTATCGTTTCACCCACGGTTGAAAACTCCCGGACTGTTTGCAGAGTCACAGCTACGCCCCGGCCAGGACACGCCCGGCCGTACTCAGCACTGAATTTTCAGGAGGTGCCGACTATGCGGCGTCGTCGATTCCGTCCGCAGGCGGCGGAATGCTCTGCTTGTAGGCGACCCACCAAGGTGGGCTTGCGCCATCCATCACCGCGTCAAGAAACAGATGACCGTCATCGCTCTTTAAGAGCGCCGCCAGCGCTTCGGCGTGCATGGGGCTACTGTTCTTTACCCAATAGCGAGCACCACGATCAGACACGCCCGTAAGATCGTGCAGAGCCCAATCCGGTTTCGGCCAGAGCTTCACCGCAACATGCATCAAAGAGGCTGTCAGCGCGGAGAAGCGACGATCGCGGCGGCGCTTCCGGAACGCTGTTTCCGATAAAGCGCTTGATAACTCGCTGCTTGTATTTCTTACTAAATCCATAACAGCGCTCCCATTGAACCGACCGCAAAGAGACAAACGGAAAGGGAAGCGGCGCAAACACGCGTAACAGGAGTCCGGAGCCATGAAATCACGAGACAGGAACCAGATAGTTTACTTGCCAAATTTGTTGCCTTCCGCTTGCATCCAAACGGGACGAAGGGAGCAACCCAGGCACTACCAAAATGAAACGCAACACGCCCGATACGTTTGGGCTGCCGGAGTATTTTACGACCGATGTAGCCGCGGAAATCGACGGTTCGAACGTTCGCATCGCTTGCGGAGATCGCCGATGGGGCGAACTCCATTGGCTCTTCGTCAAAATCATCCCCGCCGACCGAATCCCGTACCTGATCGGGGAATTGCAGAAGATCGCCGCCTGCATCACGGATTTGGCAAAGCCCGTCCATTAGCGCGCAACCTTTCCCCTCAGATGCAGAAAGTCATTCGGCGTAACCACGCCCTTTGACCACTTGTGAAACGCAACGAGAGTCGGCCAATCCGGACGGCTCTTGCCCCTCCGAATTCGACTGATTGACGGCCGAGACACGCCGGTTTCTTCCGAGACCGCCAAGTCTTTCAGGCCGCGCTTCGCCATGTACGTGGAGAGATGCATGCCGATGATGTACGATAACAGTACATCCTTTGCAATGGCGAACTGTACAACGAGGCTAATACACACGCGAATGTTAGTGACGCATGCTGTACATATGGAAGAGAAGAAACGGCGGCAGCGAAAGCAGCGCCAGACCACCACGCGGCGCAAGTTCCGGAAAACCTATTTCCGCGAATGGCGAATGTACCGCGACCTCACCCTTGAGGCCGCCGCCGAGCAGATCGGCGATTATCTGCGCGAGCACGAGTACGCGACCGGTTACACCTACGCCACGTTGGGCCGGCTGGAGCGCGGACTCATCGGCTACACTCAGATGGTCCTCGAAGCGATGGCCCACATCTACCGAACTGACGAACCGTCGCTCATCACGCGCGACCCGGATGACTCAGAGGGTATGTGGGCTATCTGGCAAAAAATGCAGAGCGCCGACCGCCGCAAACTCGTGGAGATCGCTAAGACGCTCAGCGAGGAGCCGTAAGCGCCGCAACTTGTGCAAAAATTGCACAAGTTCGCCCGGCTTCGATTTCAACGGCTTAGCCATAGATTCCCTATCCGTATGACTCCCTAACTCTATTTCGAGTTGTTCAACCATATTTTCTATTCTTGAAGCTGAGTTCAGATCGGCGCATCCCCAAAGACCCCCAACCCCCTACGGAAAGATTCCGTAGGAAGGTCGGGAGTCGCGGGCAACAACCTGAATCTTGAGACGAGTCGGTTGCAGAGCCCCAAGACAGCCTCTCGACTGCCTGTCCTCAGTTTCCTAGCCGCACCGTAGGACTTTCGACCCCCGCGCGCTCCGTCCCTGCTAGGCGAGCCCCGACGCTTCCGCGCCCCGGCAAAGTTATGACGGCCCCCACGACTCGGGGGGACATGATGATTCCCGACCGAAAATGTACGCGTCAAGCATGATTGCTCACAGAGTCTTGTACATTAAACGCCAATTCGCCACTTGCGGCTTTAGTACTTTTAACGCACGTAAGGCGGCGAGAGCACGGCGCAACCCCGCGCCGCGCGAGTTGGAGGCAGGCATGGCAATCGGGAAGCAAGCGGATCAGGGCCGCTCGCCCTACAAGAAGAAAAACAAGAAGCCCTTCCAGTACAGCGAGACCTATCGGCGCTGGAAGTCGGCCATCATGGCCGGTCACGACAACGCGGCGCGTGAGCTTGCCGCAGAGCATCACCGGAAGTTCGTCGGTAATCAAAATTTCGAGCGCGCAGCCAATCTGCAACGTGGAGCGGAGTAGTGCCGTGCTCGATATCATCCGCAAACATGTCTTCCATATTTCCGGCGAAACAATTCTGACCGGCCTCGATCCTGAAAGCGGCCACTACATCGCTTTCCAAAACGAAGCCCCGGAAATCCGCGGCGAAGGCCGCACCCGGCTCGAAGCCATCGCCGATCTTGGCGAGAAGTCGGACCAAGAGCGCGAGCGCGAAGAAATCGACATGCAGGCGATGACTTTCGACCACATGCGCGACCTTCGCAAGCACGGCTAACAGCCAACCTCACATCACGACATCACCGCGCCGACGCATTGCCGACGCACGCCCGAACTCACCCCAGAGAAACCGCTGTGCAAAACGACGCGCGAAAAAAATGGCTCAACAAATTGCTTTGGCGGCTTGCGGCTATCGCCGTGACCACCCTGCTCTGGCTGGCAATTTTCAAACTCATAGGGACGGCGCGATGAACGACTACGCCTTTGCGTGCGTGATGGCGTTCGTCGGCGCCTTTCTCATCCTCTCTTACTTGGTGTGACCATGAACACTCAAACTCTCCCGACCGTAGGGCCAACTTCGACGCTGGCGACGCCGCAGAACGAGAGCACCGCCATGATGCTCATGATCGAGCGCGCCGCGCGCGATCCTTCTGTCGATATTGAGAAGATGAAACAGCTTATGGAAATGCTCAAGGCCGTACAGGCCGAGGAGGCCGAGGCTGCTTTCAACACGGCGATGGCAGACGTTCAATCTCAGATCAAGCGCATCGTCGCCGACAAAGACAACACTCAAACCAAGAGCAAATATGCGAGCTATGCCGCGATGGATCGCGCGATTAAGCCGATCTACACCGGTGCCGGGTTCGCGATTTCCTTCAATGAAGACGTTGGCGCGGCCGGCCCGGATATGGTTCGCGTGCTCGCCTACGTGACGCACACCGCGCCTGGCGCGAAGCGCAGCCACACCCGCATCTATAACACCGACGTTCCCGCCGACGGCAAGGGAGCGAAGGGCGGCGACGTGATGACCAAGACGCACGCGCACATGAGCGGTGTCACCTATGGCAAGCGTGGCCTTCTCGGAATGATCTTCAACCTTGCCATTGGCAATGACGACGACGGCAACGCAGCCGGCGACACCGACGCCCAGGCGATCACGGTCCAGCACCTGAAGGAACTGCGCGCTCTCATTGTCGAGGTGAAGGCGGACGAGGCGAAGGTTTGCAAAGCCTGCCGAGTAGACGCGCTCGAAGACTTGACCGTGAAACTCTACCAGCAGGCCAAAGCAAAGCTGGAATCCATGAGGAGTCCGCTGTGAGCACCGCGCTTGTGAACATCGACGTTCTGACGCCCGAGAAGGTTTTCGCCAGCACCGGCAGCGTCGAGGAAGTCATCTGCAAACTCGAAAACGATGTTCGGGCGATGGAAAAGCCCGGCATCGACACGAAGGCCGCGCGCGATGAATTGGCATCGCTCGCCTACAAGATCACGCGCTCGAAAACCGCTCTCGACGACATGGGCAAGGAATACGTTGCCGAATTGAAGAAGAAGGCTGGCGAGGTTGACGAAAAACGCCGCCTGATACGGTCACGCATCGACGCGCTTAAAGAAGAAGTCCGCAAGCCCCTCACCGATTGGGAGGACGCGGAGAAAGCGCGCACCGACGCCCACGATGAAGCGATGGCGGAAATTCTTGGCCTGTCCGAATTTTCGGTCCTGTCCGAGTCGTCGGACGCCATCAAACAGCGCATTGCGCGCGTTGCGGCGCTTGCTGGACGCGATTGGGAAGAATACGCGGACAAGGCAGCCGTCACCATCGAAGACGCGCAGGCGAGGCTTACAAACGCCCTAACGATCGCGACGAAGCGCGAGGATGAAGCCGCCGAGTTGGTGCGCCTGCGCGCCGAGGCGGCAGAGCGAGCGCAGAAAGATCGTGAGGACGCGATTGCCCGCGAGGCGGCCGACAAGGCCCGCAAGGAAGCCGAGGCGCGGAACGCCGCGGCCGTCGCCGAGATCATGAGGCGCGCAGAGGCCGAGAAGGCCGAAGCCAACCAGCGCGCACACGAAGCCACGGCGAAACTTTCGGAAGCCCTTCACGAGCAGCAGCAGACGCGGCAGCGCACCACGGCGGCCGCAGGCGGCAAGGCCAGCGCGCACCGCGCCAAGATCAATCGCTCGGCAATGGAAGCATTCATGAAATGCGGCATTGCCGACGCCGATGCAAAGCAAGTGGTGACACTGATTGCCCAAGGAAAAATCCCGGCAGTCACCATCAACTACTGAGAGGCAAGCCATGATCGACGTTTTGAACTGGATCGGGGATCATCCGATCCTGTCTGTGATCCTCGCAATCATCGTATGCGGGAATGCCGCGACGGTCGCGAGAGTAATCGCCAGGGCGCTGATCCGTTGAACACAGCAGAAGCGCTCGACGCAGCGGAAACGCTGCAATGGATGCGGGATGTTTTCAGAGTCGCCCCGAAGCAAGGGCGAATCCTCTGGAAAGTACCCCCGAAGAACCACCCGAATTTGCTCGGCACGATGGCCGGCACAATCGGCCGGCAGCCGGACAGCAAAGCCTATGTCCGCATCAAGAAGGACAGACGGCTCGTCAAGCGAAGCTGGCTGATTTTTCTCTGGGCAAACGGCAAGTGGCCGGACGCCCCCATCATCGACCATCGCGACGGCAATTCGCTCAATGACGCGGATTGGAATCTTCGCGAGGCGACCTCGAAACAAAACAACTGGAACCACAAGTCGCGGCGGAAACAGTCGGAACTACCGATGGGCATTCGGAAATTGCGATCAGGCAGTTTTCAAGCGCGCATCACCGTCAACGAGGTGGATATCACGCTCGGGGCATTCCCGACCGTTGACGCCGCAGTGGAAGCCTACACGACGAAGCGAAAGGAATTGTTCGGTGACTTCGCTTGAAACAAACATCCACATGGTGGAGCAAGGTTCGGCTGAGTGGAAAGCGCTCCGTTGCGGCAAGGTGACCGCATCGCGCATTCCGGACGTTTTCGCCAAAATCAAATCTGGCGGATGGGGCGCGAGCCGAGCGAACTACAAAGCAGAGCTTATCCTTGAGCGCCTGACCGGCAAGCCCTACGAGGGTTATCACTCGAAGGATATGGAAACCGGTCAACTGCTCGAACCGGCTGCCCGCGCAGAATATGAACTGCGCAATCGCTGCGATGTTCAGCAAATCGGCTTTGTCGATCATCCGACCATTCCGAACGCTGGCGCATCGGCAGACGGACTCGTTGGCGCTGACGGCTTCAGCGAGTTCAAGTGCCCGAAGCCCGCAACGCACCTCGAATATATCACTGGCGGCGTGCTGCCGAGCACATATGAGCCGCAGATCATGTGGAATTTCGCGTGCAATCAGCGGCGCGTTTGGTGCGACTTCTGTTCGTTCAACCCGGACTTCCCTCCGCAGATGCAGCTTTTCGTTTTCCGCGTGTTGCGCGACGAAAGCCGCATCCGCGTCTTGGAACAAGGCGTGCGCGAGTTCTTGCGCGAGGTCGATATCGAGACCGAAACACTGCGCCGGAAGTATTTCGGAAAAGCAGCATGAGCCGCGCCGCCTTTACCATCATGTCGTCTATCGACCGCCAGAAGGCAGTCGAGTTGATCGCGAGAGCGCCGCTTGGCGCATTCTTCGACCTTCGCGAGTCGACACGATCGCGCGAACAAAACAACCTCATGTGGCAACGTCTTACCGAACTGTCCCAACAACTCGAATGGGGCGGCTTCAGGCTGGAACCTGACGACTGGAAAGACGTGATGACGGCCGGGCTGCGCCGCGCCCGCGTCGTGCCGAATATTGACGGCGACGGCTTTGTGCAGATCGGCTTGCACACATCGAAATTGACGACGCCCGAAATGACAGCGCTGCTCGACCTCATGAGCGCTTTCGGGGCCAATCACAATGTGACGTTTCGAGACGAACAAGAATCGTCTGAGGATTCACCATCAACGGCTGCCACCAACGATGAACCTCAGACGACGGCACTCGCGGACGCCGCGGGGAATAGCGGAGATGCGTCCGCGGGTGCCACCAATTCGGACTTTCCGCCGTCGCTGCTCTCTGACGATTGGCGGTACGTCTATCTGCAATGCCTGTCAGGCGTGCGGGACAAGGCCGAGTCCCTGCACACCCGGCACGCCCAGGCCATGCAGATGATAGGCGGCGAGCCCACAGCGCGGGAGAAGGCTTGGATGCGCCTAGCGTGGCGGCTGGTGAAGCGACGCAACGAAGGTGAATTGGAAGTCGGCGAGTTCGATCAGGGGCTCAGAGACCTTCTAAACGGCCCGCTGCCACCCGAGCCGAGGCCGGATTGATGACATGGCGCGCAGCCTCAAAGGGGAATGGATTGGCAAGACCGACGACAGCCGGCCGCCCGCGCATGTCCGCCTTCGCATCTTCGATCGATACCACGGCATTTGCCACTGGTCGAAACGAGAGATCAGACCCGGCGACGAATGGGACGTGGATCACATCATCGCCCTGATCAACAAGGGCGAGAATCGCGAAAGCAACATGGCCCCTATCCTGCGCGGCAAGCCGCACAAGGAAAAGACCGCGCGAGACGTTGCGGAGAAATCGAGGGTGTACCGCAAGCGCGCGGCACATCTCGGATTGAAGAAACCCAAGAGGAAACTTCAGGGCCGCGGTTTCGAGAAGCGTCCGCGACAAAACCACGCTTCGACACCCGTCAACAAATGGCGGGGCTTCTAGGAGACAACATGAGCAAAGATTTTCTTACGTCGCGGCAACTCAGAATCGACGGATGGGTTCGCGATGCTTTGGTGACGACTCTCGAATTGTTGGAGAGCGGCAAGATGAAGCACACGCAAACCGATGACGTTCGGTACGAGCGCGTTCCTATGGTCGATCGTCAGTTTTCCCACGACTTCAACATGGGCGAATGGAATTTCTCGCACGAATGCGGCTCGATTTGCTGCATCGGCGGCACCGCCGAGCTTTTGAGCGGTCGCGGACCCCACACGATCAGCACCACCCAAACCAGTGAGCTTCACGAGCTTTTCTATCCCGATGACATCGAGACGTTCTATGCGGACATCACACCGGCACAAGCCGGGCAAGCCCTCCGAAACTACCTGACGACGGGCGAAGCCAAATGGATGGTCGTTCTTGGCGAAGTCGAATTGGAGGACTGAAAATGTCGAACGACTTTCTCTCTGCCGAAGCACTCGGAATCCAGCCGTGGGTACGGGATGGCCTCGTCGAAGTCCTTAAGCTGTTTGATGCCGGAAAGATGATCCACGTCCACGTTGACCACGTTCCGCTAAACCGCGTGAAAATTGCCACCCACAAACTCAGCTACGAGTTCAACATGGCCCGGTGGATGGCAAAGACCGAATGCGGGACCGTCGCCTGCATTGGCGGCACCGTCGAACTGGTCGCGCGAGCCCAACCCGGCACGATGGACGATACCGAGACCGAAGAACTCGAAAACCTGTTCTATCCGCCGCGCGTCGGCGACTATTCCAAGATCACGACGCATCAGGCCAAGCAGGCACTCCGCAACTATCTCACGATCGGCCGCTCCGATTGGGATTCGGTCATGGAGCGCGTCAGTTGAAGAAGGGCGAGACGAGACCGAAGCACGAAGCGGAATTGATCCGCGATATTTCCGAGAAGGTCTATCGCGAGCAATTGGGCGAGGACGACACCCGCCGCATGATCGAGAAGGACGGCGACGGCGGCAACAAACTGCGCGCCCGCGCCATGCAGTACGACCAGCTTACCCGGACCTATCTCAAGGTCTTGCAGATCGCGCCCGGTTAAGCATGACCATCACACTTGCGGCGGCGATGGCCCTAGCCTTCCTGCTCTACCTCGCAATTTGGGGAATACGATGAGCGACCACGAAGAAGAATTGAAAGCGCTGCGCTCACGGCTCGAAGCCGTCGGCGCGCTTGAACAGGAGTGGCGCGAGCGTGGGAGAACTGCGCGGCACCACTGCGGACACGTCTACTCGATTTGCGCCAGCAAGCTTTACGTGGCGCTCAACGGAGGTTGTTCAAATGGAAAACCCGATTCTACAGCAGCTTGACCGCCAGCAGCGCCGAATGCTTCTCAGCACAGAGAAGACAATGCGCGATGCCGGCGTGTGGGGCGAGTGGGAAACGGTGCACTTTCCCCGAGGCAGTGTAGGCGACAGTTGGGCCGCCGAATTTCAGACCGCACACCGCAACAAGGTCTTTTGCGTCCTCGACAGGACGCTATCGCCGAGCGGCGTGCGTCACCTCGCCGTGACATCGCTTTCCGGCATTCGGCCGACATGGCACGAGATGCAGCGGATCAAAAACGAGATCGCGGGACATGGCGCGACCGCCGTTGAACTCTATCCGCCGCAAGCCGAAGTCGTGGACGAGGCGGATATGTACCACATTTGGGTAACGGTGCTGCCGATGCCGTTTTCCCTTTCGCCCGTCCGCTGGAATCCGAATGTGTGACCACGTTCCCGAGGAAATCGTGGAGTGTGGCGCCTGTGGCGGTGAGGGCTGCATTCCGAGGACGATCTACGTCTACGAGAACGGTTGCGGCTTTTCGCACCCGGACGTTGTTGAAGATCGCTGCGAAGCATGCGGCGGCGTTGGTTGGTTTTTGAGAGAAGCGGAAGGCGACAAAGATGGCGACGGACACGAACCCTGCTATGAGCCGCATTGACCGCGAGGGCGGTTGGAATGCCGAGCGCATGGACCGCGTTGACGCCTCGATTGCAAAGCAGTTGCAGGCATCAATCGAGCGCAACGCGCACATGAAAACTCTTCTCGACAAGATGGAAAAAGACCGGGACGCCTTTCGAGAGACGGCAGAGAAGTATCTGGCGCTCGCCGCCGCGAAGTGCCGCGAGACGAACGCCGCGCGGGCCGAGATCGCGACGGTGATTGAGCAGGCCGCCAGGATTGCCGAGATCGGAATGCTTGTGCCCCCGGACGGCGGCTCGCCCACCAATGCCGAGATCGAGCTTTGCCACAGGATCGCAGCGGCAATCCGCTGTCTTGCGTAAGGCGCCACCATGACAAGCCTACCCGTACGAACAGCCTTAAGCGCGGCAGATGACCAGATCATCCCGCCAGAGGTTCGCGCCGCCTTCGACGGCGAGCCGCATCTTACGATGCCAAAACTTGCCAAGGTCATGAAAATGGACCTCAAAACGCTCTCCCGACATCGTGAGGCGCAAAATCTTCCGGTGCATATAAAGGGAACCGGAACGGAGCGGCGACACTACGTCTGCACGCTTGGCGACGTCATCGAGTTCTATCGCCGCACGGGTTCAGCATGTCAGTCTTCCGCGTCAAAAATTCTCCCTACTACCAGTTCGATTTCCAGATTGACCGTCATCGGTTCTACGGGTCCACAAAAGAGACCAATGAACGTAAGGCGAAGGATTTCGAGAAGGCGAAGCAAGCTGAAGCTAAGCGACTCGTCGAGCAGGCCATCAAGGCCGGACGAAAGCCGATGACCGTAGGGGTCGCGTGCGACCGATGGTGGAATGAAATCGGCCGCCACGGCAGCGATCCCGACATCGAACGCGCCCTGGAATGGCTAAAGGGACAACTCGGGCCGCAGACGCATCTACACGATATCAATGACGACATGATTTCGCTGGCCACAGAGGCGCGCCGGCAGCACGTCATGAAGGCCGGTCGAGACAGCAAGGGCAAGCAACTTTATCGGCCGATATCAAACCGCACGATTAACAAAACCGTCCCGTCGCTTCTCCGACGCGTCATGAACAAAGCTCGGAAGAAATGGAGCGTGACGATCTTCAATGAGCCCGATTGGAAGCAACACTTCCTGCAGGAGCGCAAGCGGCCGGTGCGTGAGATCAGCTACGCCGAGGATGCCGCCTTGGACGAGGTCGAGAGCCGTGAATATGCCGAGCTACGCGAGTTCGCCGAGATCATGGGATTGCGGCGGAAGGAAATGCTGCTGACTTGGACGCAGGTCAATTTCGACCAGTCCACGATCGCCATCATCGGCAAGGGCGGGGTGCCGGCCATCCTCCCCCTCACCCGCCGCGCCTACGAAATTCTGTGGGGATTGCGGGGGAACCACAAGATGCACGTCTTTACGTTCGTCGCGCAGCGCACGCGGGTATGCCCTAAGACCAAGCGCGAGTTCGTCAAGGGCGAGCGCTACCCGATGACCTATTACGGCATCGGAACCAACAGGCGCCGTAAATGGCTTAAGGCGGGCGTGGACGCCCGTTTGCACGACACGCGCCACACGACCGGCCAGCGGACTTTGCGCACCACGGGCAACCTAAAACTCGTCCAAACCCTGTTGCGGCATACCGAGATCAGGACGACTGCGCGGTTCTATACAGACACCACCATGACCGATCTGCGGGCCGGGATGGAAAGCACCGAGTCCCAGAAAAAATCCCAGACTCAAAATTTAGCAGCAGATAAACCCTTGGAGGAAAAGGGAAAATAGATGCGTGACTCACGTCTTTCGATTCCGAGGGTCGGGAGTTCGAATCTCTCCGAGCGCGCCAAGCAAAATCAATCACTTACATCCAAAATCCTTCGATATTGCTTCCCAGAAAAAGACCTGGGAAGCGGCCCCAACACGATTCCGACAATCCATACGGGGTGCACAATGCTCCCGCGCCGCCCCCGGCCGAATAGGCCGTCCGGATCAAGTTCGGCCGGGGCGCCGGTTTGAACTTTTGAGGGGTATCCGCGTCTACTTCGTGAGGGACTCGAGGAAGCAGGAGGCCCCCTATGAGCACGGACGACAGCAAGCGCCACGAGAGCGTCATCGAAATCGCGATGCTGCTAGCGGAAAAGAACGGCTATCCCACCGATGCTTGGCGCATGTTTGAACGCCAGGCGGAAGCCACCCTCGCAAGGATGTCAAAGCGTCAGCCGCAAGATTTGGCGGCCTCCTAAGGCGCGGGACCGAAGCCCGCGCCCAGAAGCGTGAACGTCAGGCAGCGGCCCGTTCGGCAAACGCCCTCACCTCGCCCAAGAGCAGTTCCGCGGGCTCGTCGCCGAAAACTTCGTCGTGCTTTTCGATCACGCGCATTCTTACCAATAGGCCGGCAATCGTCGTCACCTCGCGGACGGCCACGCGTCAGCTCTCATGCGGTTGATCGCGAGACGCCCGTATGATTTGGTCCGGTCGTTTGGCGGGGGAACTTACGAATGCAGTTTATGCGTCGCTTTATGTCGCGCTCCTCGATGGAAGAGGAAGTCCCCGCAAGGCCGAACCTCGAGCATTTCGCTTGGCTTCTCAATAGCGCTCCGTCCGCACCGCCAAACCCACTTGCATGCTCGCCTGCCGTAAATCATGGGAACGACCTCCCGTTGGTTGCGCGTGTGATGGCATCCTATAAGAGGTCGTTTGATCGGTACCGTCCGACGACAGAATCTATGTGGGAACGCGACCTCGCGACTATCAAGAAAGAAATCCACGACGCGTTGAATGGATCGAATACCGAAAAAGCGGCGATGATTCTGCGCAATCCAGCCGAGACGACATTCTTCTGGGGCTTCGATGCGATTGCGAAAGCACCGCCTGGCGCCATAGAGCCTCATGAGAACGTCATCAAACAGCTCAACAAATCAGAAAACTGGGAGCCACTCTATTCACTGTGGCTCATGAACGGGTTGACTTCTGTCGCAGAAGCGCTGGGAGCTCGCCGCGTTCCGTACCCCGAAACCGACCCCCATCAAGTGGGCGTGCACGAGAAAACCGCTCAATCTACTGACCAAGTCCTTGATCAGATCGAGGCGGCCCTCACCGTCAAACTAAAGTTTCCGAACCCTTTCCCCGGAGAACTCGGCCTCGCGTCGAGCCGAGGCATAGTTGGCTTCCGCTCGATTCACGCAATCTACCAGGCGTGGCGGATCGCGCAGCTTGCAAAGGGACGGCCAGACTTTAGGGTGATGGAGATCGGCGCTGGCCTCGGGCGCACTGCATATTTCGCGAACATCTTTGGCGTAAAAGACTACACAATTGTCGACATTCCCTTGAGTAATGCAGCTCAGGCCTATTTCCTTGGGCGCGTGCTCGGACCCGATTGCATTCGGGTCAGCGGCGAAGCTGGAAGCGCCCAGATCAACGTCATGTCCGCGTCCGATATCGGACCGAGCGCCGGCCGTTTCGATCTAATCGTCAACATCGATTCGTGGACTGAAATGTCTCGCGACACCGCAGAAGCATATTGGAAGTTCGCGCGGTCAGCGACGAACGCCGTCCTTTCGATCAATCACGAACACAATGGCTTCACGGTCCGCGATCTATATTCAAAAGACGCCGACGTAACTGCGAGACGTTTCCCGTATTGGACGCGGCGAGGTTATGTCGAAGAGTACTTGACCTGGTAGGAATGGCATCGGCCGCTGCGCCGTGGTTCGAGGAAAACGATCCCGAAGGCGCCGCGTTCGAGTACGAGGTATTGGAATAAGCCTCACCATCCATCTCAATTTAGGTAGCGACAAGGTCCTTCAGCTTCAGATCGATCTTTTCTGTGAGGACATTCGCGCGTCCGCGGAAGAGTGGGATCGCACGCAGGGTCAGTCGCCTGCTGCGATCGAGCGGAAGCTGCAACTACTCAATTTCGATCGACATTCGCGAAGCGCGCGCAGACCGGTCCAGGGTAAAGCGCTCCTGCTGTTGCAGGCTGTTCAGGTCGAGTGACCGACTTACGGTAAAAATCCACCTCCCCTTCGGCGAGCGCACGCGAAGATCAGCGCGACCACAAGCGTTCGCTAACCTCAGCTGCCGCACTACTTTACCTATGATTGCAATAGACAAAGATCGCACTTGCAGTGGCGAGTGGTCGCCGGATACACAATGCCCGTTTTTCGGGGCTTCCAATTTAAGAAATAGCATCACGAATGTTCGCCACAAATGACGCGCTGTTCGCGGCATCTTTGCCGCCTGCACTCCCCATTGGTCCGATGACACCACAATGGCTGAGCGACAGTTCAGTCTCCCAGGATCTTAAGGACCAGTGGATCAAAAACGGCTTCTCGATCCTGCGTGGTGCTTATGCACCTAAGCAGATTGCAGCGTAAGCGGAGCTCTGCGGCCCTCTTGAATGGCGCTTGACGCCTATTTTGTTCGCGTGGCGCGTCGCCGCGGTTTCCATGTGTCGGACAACGCGTTGACGGCGGCTTCGAGCGCCTTCCGGTCGACGACGTTGGGATCGAACCGCTCCGGACCCCAGAGGCGCATATGTTCGTGGTCCGGATGGGCGGGGTCTCTGATGGCTTCGAGGTATTCGGCATAACCCGGCGCACCGCCGACGTCTTCCGGAGGACAACGACCGGCGGCCTCGAGCAAGAAGGGAAGTCCCTCCGTCGTGGTGTTCTCGAACCATTTTTCGAGCT